TAAGTCTTTTTCTGATTTTTCCATAGATACTCCTATCGCTTTCTACGCATAGCTTTATTAAAATTCTTTACTATAACTTCTTCTGCTTTATCAAGGTTTTCTCTTTTTACTTCTATAAACTCTCTACGTTTTTTTGATAGACCTTTGAATTGATGATATTTACCATACTCTAAAAACTCAATGTTTTTAGTTGTTTTGGCAAATGTTTGAAAGGAAGGATCAACTTCTGCATTTGTTAATTTTATACTGTCGTGTAGTTTACCAGTATCATATAGTGTAGAATCACTTATTGTAGGTGGGTTTTTTCTTGCCCTACGTTTTTTGAGTGTCGCATCAGTTGTTCTAGGCTTTACTCTATTTTCTCGTATTTTACTTTTTGAATCTTCTACTATTTTATCTGTGATATGCGTATTTACAGTTTCTCCAAATTCTGGATTAGTTATTACATATCTTAATAAATTTAAAAAACTAAAGTTATTCCCTATTTTGAGTTTCATTATTTTCTACATCACCTTGATTTATTGCTTTATTCTGCTCTACAATCGCAGTTGCTTCTTCTAATGTAAGGTCATCATTTTCTTCCATCATTAGTTTTGGCTGCGTAATGAGATTGTTTTGAAGCCTGTATGTATTATACGAAATCTGATCTTGCATTGTTTTTGGATATTCAGGCTCGTTAAAGTCTAATTTAAGACTATTTGGTAGTCTTATGCCATTATATTCTGCAATTTCTTTCTCAACTTTGTATAAATCATGCTCATACATCTTCCAAAGCTCTAAATCGTCTTGGTAATCCTCAAATCTTTCTAAATCTTTAATTTTAAGGGCAATACCACTAGGAACTTCACCACCATCTTGTGCAAATTGCACATACAGGTGATTATTTTGTGCTACAAGGTCTACTTGGAACTTAACTGTTTCTATAACAGACTGCAAATCTGCTTCTGGTGCAACTATATCGAACGTAGAGCCTTCAGGTAAGTCAAGTATTGTATCAGAACCTGCTCTTTCTAATCTCTTATCAGCCTGTAAGCCTGTGACGTAAGGCTGTCCAAACATTTGGAATCTCAAGCCTAATTGTAATTCAGTCATAGTTATATTAACGTGTTCATTACAAGACACAATATCATCTGCACCATCTACAAAGAATGAATCCATCTGATTTTCTCTATGTGTAAACATAAATGGCAATACACCATATCCATGTTCATATTCTTCGATAATATTGCCTTTTTCATCATATTCTGCATAAATAGCTTTATCGAAATAAGCGTACCTCAACTTATCTGTATAAGAAACATCATCAACATTCATTAGTATAGGATACATAATAGCTTCTGGAACAAAAGGATTGTCACCTAAATGAACGTCAAAATAATAAATAGGTCTGTAATCAAAGTGTGGATTGTCGCCATCAACAAAAACGACTTGAGTTGCAATAGTTCCAATCAAACGTGTCATTCGTTCTATGTGTTTCATTCTTGCTGCTTTCATTCTTGTTAGGTTATCATACTGATTATTCATATTGTATGCTGCACCTACTGTATATATTCGGCTCATCTTATTTATAAATCGCTTTGTGAAGTTTGCCTCATAAACAGGAATTTCTCTGAAAGCATCGGAATCAAAATATGGTGATATATAGTTTGCTGTATTTGCACCACAATAGTAATCCATCAGCTTTCTAATGTGCATACGTCTATATTTTGCTTGTGTGTCTTTAAATTCTTTAATTGATTCTTGTATTATTTGTTCTACGTTCATCTTTTCCTCACTATTAATTTATTTTGTCTAATTGGAAACCTATTTATAAAAAAGTATCGTATCATATCGCAACCATGGTCGTGATAACCATCTTTAAGAGGTTCAGGTTTTAAATCTTTTCCCTCTGTATGTTCTGGGTAGCGATAATTTTCTAAATCTTCTGCTATGCCTTGACATTTACTATTGACGTGCAAATATCTTTTACCATTAGCGTTTTCTATAAAACCACGCACATGAGATACACCTGAAGCTATATTTCGAGATACTTTATCTCGTATAGTTTCTATATTTATACCATTTCTTCTAAAAATCTCTATATCCCCCAGCCCTGATTGTCCTTGAGCCTGTTTACCAGCTGGGTCGCCATAGTACGACCTAACATAATAAGGTTTCGATTTAATACGATGTACGAGGTTGTCTGTCTTAATATTTTTCTCATGTATAATTTCATCTATAATATTTATGTGCCATTCGCCATTTATCATTGGTGTTTGAAACCATGCAACTGCTGGCATACGATAACCAAAGTCAATACTACAAAATGTTGGGAAATTTGGATTGTAAGGAAAATACCCTACATCTAAATTACGATCAAAAGGATATACTTGCCCAGCAAATGTTGTAAACTTTGCACCATACTCTTGGTCAAACGATTCCTTTGACATATTACGCTGACGTTCTTTTATGAACGAATCTTCTTTACCCTCAGGGAAAGCAAACTGATTTTCCCACGATGGAGCTTGATGAGATTCCCATAGCTCATCTCTTTTACCAAGTAAAAACAAATCATACACCCAATTAAAACCTTCAGGGGTAGTAATAAATATTGCTTTACCTTTTCTATCTGATAGTGTTGGTGACAAATACATATCCCATATTTTTCTTTTAACTTTAGCTGCCTCATCAATAATTAATAAGTCAAGACCCTCACCTACCAAACTGTCTGGGTTATCAGCAGACTTACCTTCAACTACTGTTCCCCATTTAAATTTTATATATCTTTCTTTTTCTGAGGCTCTTACTATATCGTTTTGGCGACCTACAACCATTTTCTGCCATATCTCTCTGAACATTAAATCGGCTTTTTCGTAAGATAACCCAACACACCAAATGCGTTTATTTGGTTGTGATGCAACAAAGGTGGCTTCCATAGCTGAACAAGTCGTTTTTCCAAATCTTCTACCACAAACCATCACAAAGAAACGAGATGTATCTTTGGTTGGAAAGTGTAGTTTTTGCTGACCCTTATGAGGCTTATACCCCATAAAGTCAAACCACGATTGCTTAAATTCTATTTCTTTTTTTGTGTTAATTTTCATTAATAGTTGCAAGTAACAACAACCATAATCTAACTTATGGCTAAGGACAAATACAAGATATTGTATTTATAATTTTTAAAAACACAAGATAGGAGGGCAGTATGTCCGAAGAAAATCAATCAGTAGTAAGCGAAACAGTTAGTGAGCAACCTACCCAAGAAACACCTACTCAACCGACCGAAGTTGGCACGTTAATAGCAGAAAGCAAAAAGTATAGAAAAAGGTCGCAGGATGCAGAAGCTCGTATCGCAGAGCTTGAAAAAACAATAGCATTAGCAGAAGAAACAAAGTTGAAAGAAAAAGAAGATTTTAAAGCCTTATATGAAAAGGTATCTTCTGAAAAAGAAACTTTGTCATCAGAGGCAGCCAAATGGCAAAAATATGAAGAAGTTAAAAGAGCTTCTTTGCTTGAACAGCATCCTGAAGAAGAAAGAGAATCTTTGAAGGATTTACCTTTAGATACTCTTGAATTTGTTACAAGTAAAATTATGGATGTCAAACCAAATGTTCCTCAAGTTTCAGGTAGAACCAAAAATACAGTTATAGAAAAATCGTATTCTGAAATGACACCTAATGAAAGAAGAAACTCTTGGTCTGACATAGTAAAATCATTCAATAAAAAATAAAACAGGAGTAAAAAAATGGCTTTAACAGACCCTTTGGGTTCTAATATTCTGATTGGTGGATTGCAAGGTAATGCCTCGCATAATGCCAATGCTGATACTATTGGTGATCAGTTTGTTCCAGAAATGTGGGGACAAGCAATATTAGACTCATTTCAAAAAAATACAGTAATGACAAGTGTTGGAACTGATTTATCAGCTATGGCTGGTAGTGGTGATGCAATTAATTTACCACACGTTGGTGTTCCAATCGTAAAAGCAGTTTCACAAAATTCTGAAACTATTGCTATGGATGTATCTGGAAGTGATACAGCAACAACTACTCAACTTAAATTTGATGAGCATTATGTTGCACCACTTTGGATTCCAGATGCTGTGAAAGTGCAATCCTCTTATGATTTGTTTAGTTTATATTCAGATCAACTTGGATATGCTATTGCAAAAACTGTTGACAACTATTTAATGTCTACAGTTGCTAATTCACTATCAAGTGCTATTGGTTCAGGTGATGGTGTAAATGCTAATTCAACAATGAATGTTGAAGTAGGAGCAAGTATATCTGCTGCTAATTTATCATCTTTATTGGCATTAGTAATAGGACAGACTGGAAGTGTTGATGGATGGACTATAGTTCTAGGTAAAACAGCTTATGGTGCATTAGGTTCTTTAGGCAACTCGTTTGCACAAGGTACACAAGCTCCATTAGGTGCTAATTTTGCTAGCACAGGTGTAGTTGGTTCATTACTTGGTATGCCAGTAATTGCATCAAACAATGTATTTCTTGATG